TTCGCAACCACATGGGGATTCTTCAGAACACTCACATGATTCACAATTACAGTTTTCGCATTTACAGTTTTCGTTGTTACACATTTTACTTCTCCTCGTTTTTATTATTTAATTGTTTATGATTCACCCTTTACTCCCTTTTTGTCTTTTCTTCCTGCCATTGCCTTTCTACGTTCTACATCTTTTTTACGTGTTGTAATAAGAAGTTTTTTTGCAAATCGATCAATTATTTTTGATTTCTTTTTAACTATATCAGAAATCTTTCCACGTTCTGAATAACTGAGTTCTGATTTTTTCTTTGTTCGGAGTTTAGGAAAGAATTTCTTAACAACCAATTTGATTGCAGCTTTACGAGCACGTACTGCAATTGTTGCTTTGGTTGCTGCACGTTTCATTGCACGTAATCGTTTCATAATGAATCCCGGCTTCTTCGCTTGGATTCTCATTCGGATAGCCATTTTTCTTCGTTGTGCAGGAGAAAGTCCTTTACTTGGTATCTTACTTGCCTCTACTTGAATTCTCAACTCTTCTATTTTTCCTTCTCTAACAGCTCCTTTGAGTAATAAAAACTCACACATTTGATCTTCTCGTAAAGGGGATATAGAATCGTCTTTACATAACATGTCTATTTCTTCTATTAAAGAATTGATTTCTTCGATTTCTTCAGTAGTATATTCCATATCTTCCTTTATATTGTCTTTCATTTTTTCTTTTTCTTTGGAGTGTGTTTTCTTTTATGTTGACTCTTCGCAACTCTCAAAACTTCTTTACGATGCAAGTCACTTATATCCACATCTTGATATTTCTTAAACATCTCAACCATCTTAGCAAGAACTTTCATTAACATGTCTACATCTGCAAGAGCATTGTGCCAACCTTTAACATCTATGCTCATTGCTGTACTTAGATTTCCTAATGTTGATGAAACTTTTTGTTTTCCTGTTTTTGTATAGGTGGATAATGATTTCAGAATCAAATCCAATTCGTCACTACCTTCTACCGATTTGAGTAACGGAATAAAATACATTTTGTTCAATTCAAGTGTATCCAATGTCTTGTATGTCTTCATCTTGATACCATACATCTTCGCACGAACACCAAGATACTTTAAATCAAATGGTGCATTGTGTGCAATCAAGACAGGATTTTTAAACTTGTTTATAAATTTAAAAAATACATTTATTGCATGAACTTCTTTTATGAATCTGGCTGTTTTTGCACCATAACGAGTCATCTTCAACACCTCTTGTGGTGTCTTTAATTTATCTTTTGGTTTTACGTGTGAATCCCAATTCTCTCGTTCTGGTGTGCCTGGTTTTAAAACATCCTTTGTAACTTGTAATAGATTAACCTTGTAATCTATCTTATCAACTTCTTTGAATGTTGATCCATCATATGCAACCGCCGCAATTTCAGTAAGTTGTAGATAATCCTTTTTGGGAGTAAGTCCCATTGTTTCAGTATCAAAATAAATGAGAGTTTTCCCATTGAAATTCAAAACAGTATCTAACAACTCCTTAATTGAAAGTCCGTACAGTTGGGTTTTCCCCTCGCAAAATTGTTTAAATGTTTTCATCTTATGCACCACTTATTTCTCCACGAGCCGCAATGTCCACCTTGTCTTGACTCTTTGCCCACTTCTGGGCCTGGGCTTTGTTTTTAAATCCATTAGAAACTGGCATCCATTTGTTGTTCCCCACATGACCCATTACATACCATTTCTTGTCGCTCGGGTTCTTGGAAACAATATACTTGGAATTTGCTTCTTCTAGATATTCTTTGAATGTCAATAGAGATTCTTCTGATTGAATTGCTTTCAGTCCCATTCCTTTACGAACATCATTCATCATATTCATTGTATTCTTGGCACCAAATCCTCTTGGAACTCCTCCCTTAAAGGATTTTAAATCTCCGTCTACCGCTGCGGCCCTCATCTTAGATGCAGACATTCCCGAAACACCTTCTGCATCTGGATCACGTTCTCCTGCACTAACTACTTCGATTTCCTTGAAATTATAAGATGTTCCCTTGAGAGGCGCATCATCACCAGTTGCACCATTGAATTTATCCAATTCAGTTTGAAACTCTCTAACCCTATCGCTCCCGGCAACCATAATTAATCTATCATAATGCTTATTGAAAATAACCGCAATAAGACGAAGAAATAATTTCTTTTTGTTTAATTCCTCATCATAATGTTTCATTTGTTTGGGAAACATTTTTTTCAAATAAAATGCTTTTTGATCTTTTGTTAATGGATTTTTTTCTGAATCCACTGAATGACTTGCAAGAATAAAAGTATCACTATTTCTACCACCCTTTCTCTTCGCAACAGAAATAAGTGCATCCAACAACTTTCCGTGGCCAATTGTTGGAGGATTGAATCTCCCAAAACAAAATACTGCTGTCTTTAAATCTTTTGCCATTACTTATCCCAACTCTTTGCAACGGTGAAATTATTAAGTGAAAAAGTAAGTCTATCAACCAATTTGACTGCATTACCTTTCATGGTATCGATTGCAACAAAACCTTCTGGTGTAGTAACATCATATCCAGAATCAGTTTTAATAAAAGTTTTTGTCATTCCTTTAATCTTTTCCAATTTACGAACAATCAACATTTTTGCATCGATGAGTAAATTTTGCATTTCAAATATTTTAACCAACTGAGATGAATTACTTCTCAAAAATTTCACATGACGATCCATTTCTTCCTGTTTTACTTTCTTCATTTTATCTGTCTTCACTCTATCGACATCATGCTTCAATCTATCATAAGCACTTGCAATCGTTCCAGCTGCATGGTTTCTTGGATTTGTAATTCTCTGTCCTTGTCTTATCATTTTGTTTGCATATGTCTTTATCAAAATTCCAATGCGTTCTTCTTTTGCTATTGTATCAATAACATCTTTCTTTAACTCATGAAATTTCTTTCCTGCTTGACTGAGAATTTTCGTTACTTCTTCTGTTTCCTTTTTTGTCATAGTAGAAGAACCAGAAGTATCCGTGAACGATGCATCTGCTTGCCAGACCGACTTTGTTTCCTTGAATGCACTGTCTGAAACTCCGAAAGAGGCTTTCATACCTTCCATCGTATCACCACTATAAGTAGTGTGCCAGATGATTCCCATTTTAGATGATTTGATTTTTGAGGCGAGTTGTGAATTTTGTGGAACTGCGTAAACGATTGTGTTTGGTTGGAATATAATATACGATTCATTATCAATTGTTTTAGTTTGTAGATCGTCTTTCGTGTACATTATATCACCTTGTAAGACCCCCTTGATGCCCACCTTTGAAAGTTCATCCAACGAAACATGGAGTTTGTCAGCAAGACCACCAGAATGATTTCTATCAATATCATCGTGTGTATAATTTACTTTCTTGGCTCCTCCCATCTTGAAAATTCCTTTGGTTCCCACAAAGAACTTTCCATTCTCTGGATTGGTTCCTGCAAAGACTGCTGGAGCACCATCCCACTTGACAGTTATATTAACACCCGAACTAGCATTTCCTGCTAACATATCTCGTAAAGATTGCAAGAAACTAATCGCACCTCTGGTTCCATTGATGCCATTGTTCAGTACTTCGTCTTCTAGGTGTTCTAAATGAAGGTTTTTACCTTCTTTTGCTTCAGAAAGATATTCTTTGAATCGTAACATTATTACAAACTTTTTGTTTTTTTCTAAGGTAGGTATGACAATTTACTGAGGGGAGAAGGAAGTACGAAAAAGATTCAAGAAATCTTTTTTCAGAATATTCCCTCAGTAACCCTCGTTAATTATTTATAAAACTAAGATACTTGGGGATCATCTGGATCTGGAATCCCCATTGCTGCGGAAGCAAATTCTTCCATATTAGACACAACAAAGTCTGGTGGGGGATCATCTATACGAAAAGTAACAAGATTTCCAAAATGATCTTCGACTATGAAGTGTTGTTCTGCATCTTTTGTGTGCATCGGTGAGGTTACACCGACAACATGGAGATACACACCCATTTCTAGGTTTGCGTAATAACCACCCACACAAATATTAAGAGTATATTTTTCTTTACGAAATGCATCTAGATCAACAACGTTGTTGTCATCTATACCATTCGTTTTGTTCATTTTGTGCCTGACGAATGAGTTTCATTTCATCCTTCTTTCGTTGTCTTGCGGCCTCTTCACTCTTCAATCTTTTTCGGATACAAGGTTTTACAAAATGAGATTTGCTTTTGAGTGTTTTCATAGTACCTTCTGCCATAACTGCGGCCTTAAATTTACTTAATACTCGACTCATATTTTCATTACGTTTTACTTTAATCGAAATCATATTATTTCTTTATTCATATTTTAATTATGTAAGAGATTATTCTCTCACTTTCTCCTATTATTATAACAATTTATGCAACAAGTGTCAAGTCTAAATATATAGTAGATGATTTCTGTCCAATTATAAATAAAAAGAAATCGCTTTGTACGACACCGCCGAATATTACGATAAAGAGTTTTTCAAAGAACATGGTTGGGTTGCCTGTTTTGAGTGTGATAAAATTTTTGAAAATTTGGAAGAACTCTTTGAACATCAAAACAACCACCTCATAGAAGAAATCCAATAAAAATAAGTTCATTATAAAAAAGAGTGCTAGTTTGCCCCTCTGAGTCCCTTGCAAAAATCAAATTCTACAAGTTTATTTAATAGACTACCTTAACAGAAGATCACTAAGCGAGTGACGAATTTCGCCGGTCTAGGTGTTGAAAAGTTGTCATCTTCTCGCACTAGCACACAACACTCTTTATTTCTCTTTGACTAATCTCAGACAACCATCTTCATCTCTTTCCATTTTCATTGCACGATACAATTTGCCTGGATAAAAAGAATCAAGATGACAATCCTTATGAGTCAAACATTTTATATGTGGCCAACTGACCATCTTATGTGTTTCAACTTTTTTTTTAATTCATCATCAACAAGTTTACGATAAGCAACCCATCCCTCAGAAATTGGGTTAGGTTGTTTTACCTTACTCATTTAGGTTATCTTGCTCCTTCCGAGCTAAGTTGTTGAAAATTGTCAAACGTATATGCCATTTGACCAAATTCTGAAATATCAATTCCCTGAGTTTCATCTTCCAACGAAACCCTTAATCCCATAATATTTTTTATAATATACCATACGGCAAAACTAGAAAAGAACACGAATGAACCAATAAATCCCACTCCCCCTAGTTGTATCATAAATGGAACTTCTGGATTGAAAATTCCTACTGCTAAAGTTCCCCAAATTCCTGCTACAAGATGCACCGATAATGCACCAACTGGATCATCAATTTTTACTTTATCAAACATAGGAATTGCAAGTACTGCAAGTCCTGCACCAATTGCGCCAATGACTATCGCCAATCCCATTGATGGATAGTCTGGCCCTGCGGTTATTGAAACCAATCCTGCAAGTGCTCCATTAAGAACCATTGTAAGATCTATTTTCTTGTAAAGAATTTGAGTTATGATTACAGCAGTAATTACTCCTGCTGCGGCTGCAATGTTCGTGTTCACAAACACCGCACTTATTGCATTGACATCTTCCCTAGTTGCCATTGCAAGTTGTGATCCACCATTGAAACCAAACCAACCTAACCAGAGAACGAAAGTTCCCAAAGTTGCAAGTGGTAGATTTGATGGTGGTATTAGATTTGCTTTTCCGTCTTCTCTATACTTACCATGTCTTGCACCCAACAGAATCACTCCTGCAAGTGCGGCCCATCCTCCAACCGAATGAACTATTGTAGATCCTGCGAAATCTGAAAATCCTGCTTCTGATATAAATCCCCCACCCCATGTCCATGCACCTTGAAGTGGATAGATGAATGCAGACAGTACTGCAACAAATATCATAAAAGGCCAGAACTTCATTCGTTCTGCAATCGTTCCTGAAATGATAGATGCGGCAGTTGCAACAAATACTACTTGGAAAAAGAAATCTGATAAACCAGAATGATCTCCATCGGATATGGAGCCATACATCACTTGATAACCTATTGCGAAAAATATGAGACAACTCAGTGAGTATAAACAAATATTTTTTGTAAGAATTGCTGTCGTATTCTTGGTTCGTACTAAACCCGATTCTAACATTGCAAATCCGGCTGCCATCCACATTACAAATGCGCCAGATATTAACAACAGAAACGTGTTCAGAATATACTGAACATCTGTCATGATTCGTTATCCTTCCGATAAACTTATTGTGTCAATGAAGAACTTCCATCCTTCATTTAATATATAGGTAATGTTAAAATTGTTCTTCTTCGGTTGAACCTTCAATAGCACTAAGGTTTGAACTTCCTGTTATGACCTGACCAACTTGATCAAAATAACTAGCACCAACTTCACGTTGATGTTTGACAGCAGTAAATCCTCTGACTTGAGCTGCAAATTCTTTCTCCTGTAAATCCACAAATCCTGACATTCCATTGTCACGATAATTTTCAGACAACTCAAACATACTGTAATTCAAAGAATGAAATCCT